CCACTCTTCACCGTTTCAGGAGAAAAGAAATGACAGAGGAAATACCGTGGGTGAGCGTTGAGTCCGTTTGCCACATGTACGGGTACAACTTTCAAACCGCCAAGACCAAAATCCAGAATGGGACGTTCGATGTGCCGACCTACAAAGTCGGCCGCATCCATGTGATTGACAAGGCGGTACATGAGAAATTTTTTACTCTCAAACGCGAAGCCGGTTTGAGCGCCCTCAAATCAACCGTTTGTTGAACAATCAACCCGGAGTACCGCCATGAAATCCCATGACGATGTAGTACAAGAAGTAAATCATATAGCATGTGAGTTACTGCGATCTTACGGTTGCGAGGTTGATGAGAATTTGCAGTGTTATTTGTCAACCGATCCTGAAGTTGCGCGTTGCTGGAACGCCGCTGTCATCGCGTATTTCAACACGGTGATGCGGAATTGCCCTGATGTCGATGTGCAGCAATACATTCGTGAATTGCTCCCGACAAGTGCCCCGCCGAAACTCACATTGATTGAATGTGACTCAACTATTTGTTGAGTGGTTGTCAAGTAAAAAGGGTCACGCGATGTGGCCCTTTGTCGTTTCAGCGATGCAGGCTTTCCGGTCGCAAGTTAGTGTAAATCTTCAGGGAGTTCCACGACTTATGACCCGAGACAATGGCAACCTCCTGGATCGAGTATCCCTGTTCGAACAAGCGACTGATCCCTTCATGTCTCAAGTCATGGAATTTCGTATCGGCTAACCCTGCCTGCCGGCGTGCCCGTCGCCATGCAGCTTCAACGCTTTTCGAGTTGTACGGAAAAATCTCGTCGTGTGTTTTCGGCTGCCTGTCGATGATGTCGAGCGAGGCACCGAGAAGCGGAATGACTTGATCATTGCTTTCCTTTTCGCGAGGGTGCTTTCGCTGGCGAATCAGGATCGTTCGTTTCCCACGGTCAATGTCGGCCCACCTCACACGGCAAATCTCGGCAGACCTCATGCAGGTATCAAGCGCAAAGTCGATGATGTCAGCGAGCGGCAAGGTGGTACTCAGGTTCTCCTTGATCAGCGTGAGTTCATCAGTCTCGAATCGCCGGAACCTCGGCTTGCTTTTCCCGGTAACTCCTAACTTGTCAAGCGCCTTACGGGCCTTCCGCCATTCTCGCCAGGGAACAACCACGTCCCATAGCACTTCGGCGGTCGACAATACAGAACCAATGCGAGTCATGTATCGGTTAACTGATTGCGGTGCGGCCTTGGCGTGGTGCTTGTTTCGCCACTCAATCAGTCGCTCAGGGGTTAGTTCATCAAGGTATAGATCGGTCGTCGACTTGGCGACATGCCTGAACGACTTCTCGGCATCTGCGCTGAGTTTCTTGACGGCCTTCAACTCACGGATATATCGATCCATCAACCCGCCGATGCTCGTTCCACCATGTGCCAGTTCCCGCCTCTCGATGGCAGTCTCAGTCTCGGCGATCCAGACCTTCGCCATTGCCTTTTTGCTGAAACTCTTGGTAACAGGCGGGTGACCTTTCTTGCGAATGATCGCCCGATAACTGTCACCCCGCTTGACGATAGTGCCCATTTGTCACCTCCTGTTCATGTCGTAGATGGTAACAGTTGGTGGTAACAGTCTCAATACACTCGAAATCGGTCGACCGTTGTTTTTATTGCATTTTAGCGGGAATACCGGCAGACCTAAGTGCTTGAAAACATTAAGTCCGTATCCTCGTAATAGACGCGAATTTTAATTTCGTGCTTTTTTACCTTTGTTTTCAACAACTTGCAGAGCCTATTTTCCGTGGTAACGATTTTGGTAACAGTGCGAAAGACGATTAGAAAATATCTCGACCGATCTGCGCTGATTGTACTACGGGCCTGTTTTCGCTACCCTGTATGTATTACATAATCGGGGCTTGAAATGGGTTTGCTCCAAGAGTTCGAAAACTACGCAGGTCTTGGTGCAAACGATGTCGCGATGTTGATCGGATGCCCTCGACCGACTTATTACCAATACCGCCGAACCGATCACATGCCGGTCGTGGTTCGGCGCTTTGTTGAAACACTTATGAAGGTTCCGAAGAATTTCCTTGATTCATTGATCGCGGAGTACGTCTATGGCACCGCCTAAACGGGGTCCGAACACGAACATCGACCCGGAAACCGATGCGCTAATCTTCCAGGGTGCGAGCATGGCGCAGATATGCCAGATTTTCGGCATGGACGCTCGGGACGTTAAGCCGAAACTGCACGGCAAGGTCGAGCCATGTGGGACGAGGCGTGGGCACCCAATCTACAACCTGAAGGATGTCGCCCCGTACTTGGTGTCACCGCCATACGACATCGACGAATTCATTCAGAAGATGACGATTGCCGACCTTCCGTCGATTCTGCGGAAGGAATTTTGGGCCGGCTTGCGGTCGCGCCAGTTGTACGAGAAGGAAGCGGCTGAGTTGTGGCCGACATCGAAGGTCGTCGACACGGTGTCAGACTTATTCAAGACCCTCCGCATGTCCCTGTTGCTGACCAGGGAGCGTGTCGAGCGTGAGGTTGATCTTACCGAGCGACAACGCGCAATCATCGTCAACATCATTGATACCGCACTGGAAGACGCTTATGAGAAGACAATCGCCAAATTCACCGAAGGCGAATCCGAACTTGATGGTGCCGAAGTTCTCGCCGAGTCGAACACTGGTCAAGAGGACTTATAACTCACTCGGCGAACTCATCATTGCGACTGCCGGCCTGCTGCGACCGCCAGAGCGGCTGACTGTCTCACAGGCGGCGAGCAAGTACCGCTATCTCAACAACCCCGGTTCATACAGTGGTCCGTGGTTGAACTCGCTCGCCCCTTACATGGTCGAGCCGATGGACGAACTCACCAATCCTGCGCTAAGTGCTGAAATTTTTGTAGGTCCAGCACAATCGGGTAAGACGGACAGCTTGTTGCTCAACTGGCTCACATATAGCGTGAAGTGTGACCCGATGGACATGATCATGTATTCCCCGTCGATGGCCGCAGCACGGGACTTCTCGATTCGCCGGGTGGATCGCGTTCACAAGCATAGCCGAGTGGTTGGTGCGATGCTGCGGGCAGACCGGGACGCAGACAACAAGTTCGACAAGCATTACGTGAGTGGCAACATGCTCTCGCTGTCATGGCCTTCGTCGACTGAAATGGCAGGCAAGCCGATCCCTCGTGTCGCCCTGACCGACTACGACCGAATGGAAGACAACATCGACGGGGAAGGCTCGCCGTTCGACCTGGCAAGCAAACGAACAACGACGTTCGGTTCGTTTGCCATGTGCCTGGCTGAGTCGTCACCGTCACGCGCACTGGAAGACCCTCGATGGATTGCGTCTTCCCCACATGAAGCCCCGCCTACGACTGGCATCCTCGCTCTCTACAACCGAGGGGATCGCCGTCGTTGGCAATGGCCTTGCCCGCATTGCCATCAATATTTCGAGGGTGAGTTCTCGATGTTGAAGTGGGAAGACCTTGGCGATGACCTGAGTTCTGCAGAAACGGTACGTATGGTTTGCCCTAAGTGCGGCGAGGATATTCACCCGAACGAGCGTCACGAAATGCAACAGTGGGGCATGTGGGTTCGCGATGGTGAAACTGTCGACAAACAGGGTAAAAAGTACGGCAAACCCTATCGGTCATCCATTGCGTCGTTCTGGCTCAAGGGTGTTGCTGCTGCGTTCACGTCGTGGAAGAAGCTCGTTGAAACCTACCTGGCTGCATCACGCGAATACGAGAAGACGCAGAATGAGGAACCGCTGAAGAAGTTCTACAACACTGACCTCGCGGAAATCTATGTCCCGAAATCGCTTGAGAACGAGCGCATCCCTGAACACCTGAAGGCCCGAGCGGAGCATTTCTGTGACGAGGATGAGCGGGTTGTTCCCGAGGGTGTTCGATTCCTTGTCGCGACAATCGACGTGCAGAAGAATATGTTCGTCGTCCAGGTGCACGGCATCATGCCGGGGCAACCGTTCGATGTGGTGATCGTTGACCGCTTCGACATTCGCAAGTCGAAGCGCATTGACGATGACGGTGATGCCCATTGGGTCAAGCCTGGTACATACCTTGAGGATTGGGATTTAATCACTGAGTACGTGATGGAGCGGTCATACCCGCTGCAAGGTGATCCGACTCGCCGCATGGCGATCAAGTTGACCGGGTGTGACTCGGGTGGTAAGGCCGGCGTTACAACCAACGCTTACGAATTCTACCGTAGGTTGCGCGGAATGAACCTCAACGGGCGATTCCATTTGGTTAAGGGTGACGGTCAGCCGAACATTCCGCGTGCCCGCATTACCTACCCAGATGCGAGTAAGAAGGATGCAAAGGCGGCAGCGCGAGGCGATGTTCCGGTGCTGATGCTGAATTCAAACTCGTTGAAGGATTCGCTCGCTCATCGCCTCGATTGCATCTCACCTGGCAAGGGTATGATCCGCTTCCCCGATTGGTTGCAAGATTGGTGGTATCGTGAGGTGTGCGCTGAAATTCGCACAACGAAGGGTTGGGAAAATCCTTCGCACACTCGCAACGAAGCCGGCGACTTGCTGTACTACTGCTTGGGCTTGTGCGTGTCGAAATTGCTCCTGATCGAACACATCGATTGGAACAACCCTCCGGGGTGGGCTGCGGAGTGGGAGAATAACGACCTGATCCACAAAGTTGACGATCCGAAAAAGTTTGCACAAGACCGCAATACCGGGTACGATTTTTCAAAATTCGCCTCCCGTCTTGCTTGAAACTCAACTGATGGTTGTTCAATCAACCCGAGGATATTATGGCAACACCTGACCAACTCGCCGAAGCAGAAGCCGCATACCACGAACTCGTCACGGGCAAATCCGCACGAGTCGTCGTTGATGCCAATGGCGAACGGGTTGAATTTGTCGCGGCGAACTCGACCAAGCTGTACCTCTACATTCAGTCGATGCGTGCCGAACTCGGTACGGTGACCAACCGGGTGTCCGGTCCTGCTGGATTCGTATTCTGATGAGTGAGACAACGCAACTCCCCATTCAGGCAATGGGCGGGGGTCTTGAGGGTGCGGAACGTCGTGCCCGTGAAACTGCCCGTTGGTCGCCGTCGATGGCTTCTCCCGATCAGATCATCAACGGGGCGAAACCGCTTGCTGATGCCCGTGGTCGTGACATGGTTACGAACGACGGGTACGCTGCCGGTGCCGAGAACATCTACAAGGATTCAATCGTCGGGTCACAATATCGACTGAACGTTAAGCCGAACCTCGAAGTCCTTGGCTTGAAGGATGACGGTTGGTACGAAGAATTTCAGCGCACCGTGGAAGCACGGTTTCACGTTGCTGCCGAGTCCGAGTCATGTTGGTTTGACGCATCGGGTCGCAACACCTTCACGGGTCTTGTTCGCCTGGCAGTCGGGTCGTTCGTCGTTACAGGTGAGTCCCTGTCGACCGCCGAATGGTTGCGCGATCCTCGCCGCCCGTTTGCCACGGCGGTTCAGGCCATATCTCCCGACAGACTGAGTAATCCATACGGTGTTGCGGACGATCAGTTCTTGCGTCGTGGCGTACGTCGTGACCGCATGGGTCGACCGCTGACGTACTGTATCCGCGACGGTCACCCTGCCGAGTCCTATGGAATGTCCTCCTGGCAGTGGAAAGAGATTGCTGCCGAAAAGCCTTGGGGTCGCAAGCAAGTCATCCACATCTACGATCAGAGGCTACCGGATCAGAGCCGGGGCATTGCCGACATGGTTGCCGTCCTCAAGCAGATGCGAATGACCAAGAGTTTTCAGGAAATCACCCTGCAAAACGCAGTGGTCAATGCGACCTACGCTGCTGCCATCGAGTCCGAGTTGCCGACCGCTGACGCATTCGCGACCCTCGGTGCGACAAACTCGAACGGAGTTATCGGCGGGATGAATGATTACCTGGGTTTCTACCTCGGGGCGCTGACCAACTACCTCGACGGTGCAAAGAACATCGCAATGGATGGGGTAAAAATCCCCCATCTGTTCCCCGGTACGAAGTTGAATCTGCGCCCGGTCGGTACGCCCGGTGGTGTCGGTACGGAATTTGAACAATCGCTGCTGCGCTACATCGCTGCCGCGCTTGGTCTGTCCTACGAAGAGTTCGCCCGCGATTACACGAAGACCAACTATTCGTCTGCCCGTGCATCCATGAACAACACATGGAAGAACATGCAGTCGAAAAAGAAGTCGGTTGCTGACCGTTACGCGAACAACGTGTACGCCTTGTTCCTTGAGGAACAGATCGGTCGCGGCGATGTTCCGCTGCCCACCGGCAAAAAGCGCGATTGGTTCTATCAGCCAATGGTCAAGGATGCGCTGTGCACCTGTGATTGGATTGGTGCCAGCCGGGGGCAGATCGACGAAACGAAGGAAACTCAGGCTGCAATCCTGCGTATCGAGTCTGGTCTTTCAACCTACGAAAAGGAATGCGCTCGCCTGGGTGACGATTTCCGCAAGGTCTTCGAACAGCGTGCCCGTGAGAAGAAAATCATGGAGTCGATGGGTCTGGAATTCAGCATGAATTCATCGAAGGCAAAGGCCGGTACGAAGACTCGCGAGGACAACCGCAAGGACGACGCTGCCGAAGAAGACGAATCCGACGAGGAAGAACTATGAGCAAGCAACTATCGCACGTCATTACCAACCGGCTGAACATGCAGCCTGCACTGATCGCCCCGATGTACGCCGAGTTGATCGCCGATAGCATCCGCCAGATGTACATGGCTGATCACGGCGATGAGGACGATCAGGAGGTACGTGCCCGTCGCAACCTGCTGGCGAGCTACGGTTACAACTACGTGCCGAGCGGTGAGGAAAAGCCGTTTGCCTACGCGAACGGTATTGCCTTCATTCCGGTCAGCGG